ATATATTTTTCTACAGGCACTATTTTATTTATTATTTTACAATAAGCATATTTAGTATTTATATGTTTTGTTATTAATTCTTTTAATGTATCACACGAATCTATAATAGTATAGAAGTAGTTTTCAATATCATTTAAATCAGAATGCAAACGATAATAATTAGATTTTTCTGGATATTCTTCTTTATTATTAATAAAATCTATCACAAATGAGAAATGTATATTATTTATTTGTAAATCACAAATAAAATATCTATATAGAAGTCCACTAACTTTTTTTAATTTTTTTTCAACAAATTCACAATAATTATCAATATCTTTTTCTGAAACATCTTTGGCTTGATAAATATGTTCTGGTTGATACTCCATCAGCTCTAATTAATTTTTAATCAAAAATCAATTTTGTCGAGAAATTATAATTTTTATATGTATCTGAATTAGAAAGAAATATACAAAAAAATTTAATTATAAAATAATACAAAATTAATAATATGATTAATCAGAATCAGAATCAGAATCAGAATCTAAATTATTTAATACAAAATCATATACATCTACCATATCATAAGTATTTAATATTTTATCTATACTTTCTTTAATATAATTTTTAATAAAATCTTTAAATTTATTATATGGGATAGGATTAATTGTATTATTTGATCTAAATATTTTGAAAGTTTTATCAAAACATTTAATTTCTAAATTAGTTCTATAATGATTAATTTGCTTACTAATATTTTTCATATTTTTATATATATCATTCATATCATTAGCCCATAATTCATATAAAGCAACTATAATTTTTATAGAATATTTTATTTCTTTAGGATGTGTTTTAAAATATTTTTTATAAAATTGTGTTGTTTCATCCAATATAATATTTTTAAAATAATTCTTATATTTTTGTAAATTACAATCAGCATAATCTCCTGGAGATATAAGATTATGTGTAATACTATGAAAATAATATTCTTGATTTAAAAACATGGGATTAAATTTATCTATCATTTGATTACATAATATAGCTTTAACTGCTAATAATTGTTTATTTGTAATTTTTGTAATAATTACTTTATCAATAATAAGTTCATTTACTTCAAGTGGAAATGGTAATATTTTTTTTTTAATATTTTCTGGTAGTTCGGAGATAATAGACATTTACTTACCCGATAGGCTGTTATTAATTTTTAATCAAAAATCAATTTTGTCGAGAAATTATAATTTTTATATGTATCTAAATTAGAAAGAAATATATACAAAAAAATTTAATATATATTTTAAAAGATTATATAATTTTAATTTATAAATAAATCAAAATAATTTTTCTAATTCATTTTCCATACTAATATTAGTAAAAAGACTAATATCAATATTTATGTCTATTGATAGTGTATGTTTTACTTTCATAATATGACCAAATTCTAAATAATGTGTATAGACATCTATTAAATATGTATTACTAGCATCAGTTAATTGATTTGTAAATTCTGTTATAATACTATTTTTAAGTTCTTTTAAAGTTAATTTAGAACTATATTGATATTTCTCATGATAGTCTTCCTCTGAAATAAACAAATCACATAAATAAGTCATAAATGAATCACCATAAAATCCTAAATTAACAATATAATGATAATTTAAAGTTTTTGAAGTAGGTATTTTAGCATTTGATAATTTTAAAGTATCTGTTAATTGTTTTATGAAATGTTTATTGATTTTTTCTCGGTTTATATTTAATAAATTTTCAAAATTTCTTATACTTTTATTTTTCAAATAATTTTCTGTTTGCTTTCTAAAATTATATAATAAGTTATGTATATATTTTCTACATATAATATTACTTATATATTCTAAAGTAGATATTTTTTTACTAAATGATGGATTAATTTTATCTACTACTATATCACAATCAATAGCAATTTTATTATTTTTTACTAATAGATTAAAATAATTTATTTTTGTGTTATTATATTCAATAATTTGTTGTTTATTCATATTCATTCTTTTTCAAGTGTTTATTAAGTTTTAATCAAAAATCAATTTTGTCGAGAAATTATAATTTTTATATGTATCTGAATTAGAAAGAAATATATACAAAAAAAAATTTAATAATAAATAATATAAATTTAATTAATATTTTTATCTATATAAAATATAATCATGAGAATCAATTAATTTAAACTCACATCTTTCACAAATAGACATACATTCAGTTTCATAAAAGGGTAGTGGGTCTAAATACCATTTTACAATTCTTGTTCTTTTTCTACATACAAAACAATAAGATATTTCATCTTGTGTTGTAATTGTATAATAATTATTTAAAACATCGATCTTATTATCTGCTACTAGTGCCATTCTGTGTTTATTAATTTATAATAAAAAATCAATTTTGTCGGAAAATTATAATTTTTATATGTATGTGATTTAGAAAGAAATTTTGATTAATCTAAATCATTATTATTTATAAATTCTATTTCACCTAATTCTTTTAAAATTGGTAGACATTTTTTGATTATTGGTTTATTGGCTTTATACCATTGAATTTTTTCAACAGGAACTTTTATATTGTAATGTTTCTCCCAATATTTAATAAAATGTTTGATTTTATCTTGTTCTCTATATATTGCTTTTCGCTCATCAATATTTTCATATTCATAAATCTTTTTTTTTGTCATTATATATATATATTAGATTTTTTTTTTAGATATTTTATATAATTTAATAATTAATTAATTATCTAAAAAAGTCAATTTTAAATCAACAGAAAATAATAATGGTCTAGTAGTATAAGTATTTGATGCTTCTAAAACACTAGGATTTGCGGCAGTATAATTCATTCTTTCAATTTTGATTTGACTTGGTAATTCATTACATATAAAACTTAATGGACTAGTTTGCGCGCATGATGCTGATGTTTTATTTTCTACTTCTGTAAATTGAGCCAGTATTGTTCCAGAACCGCCCGTTTCAGTTGAAATTCCTTGTTGTTGTATATTACTTCTTAAAACTATTATTGCTATATCTGCATCAACAACTTTAGAATTTTTATCATCATCGGCTGTGATTTGAATCACACTTGATAACACCTCACATAAACATCTTCCTTTATTTCTTAAATCATTATCAAGGTTAAAAGTAAAACTTGATTTATCTGTGCTTAAGCTTACAGTTGAACTATCTAATGAATTTAATTTTAATAATCTAATATGAGACATTATATATATTATAATAATATATTATTTTTATTCTTTATTATTTTAAAAAGGTAAATTATTTAATAATTTTAATTCTTTATCAATAAAATCAAGATTTTCTAATTCTGCTTTTTCTTTTAAATATTCTTCTTTATTCATTCCTTTAATAGTTTTGTAATATAAATTCTTGATTAAAATACTATGCATAGGTTCTGGATATTGATTATAACTTTTATCAATAATATCTTTACAATATTTGATTAAATTTTTTTTATCATTTAAATCAATATAACTATCATCTATTTTTTCAAAATCAAAATTATAATCTTTATATTTATTTATTAATTCTTCTCTATAATTAATATTCACATCAGGTTTATATTCTTTTGAATCATCACAACCTTCCATTATATATATATATAATATATTTTTTTTTAATTAAAAAACGGCTTCTACAGTTCCGTTAGGGAGCATAATAAATGTGCGGTCGTGAAGGGCGTATGTAGTCACATCCTGGGCTGCCGGCGAGCCTCCGGAAAAGTTTATTTCTATAGTGGATGGAGCTCCAGAGCCTGATGTATCGAGACCTAAATTAACTAGACGCTCATCTGAAAAGCGTTTGAGATCTACAGCCATCTGTCCCGAGCCAACATTATCTCCTGCGGCATCATCTGCTTTAAATCTAGTTAATGTAATGCAACTTGATACAGCATATTTTTTACCGTGTGGAGCCCATGCTTTACTGGCTTCCATATATGCTCTGCCAGTATTGGTAGCCGAAAAATCAATTTCATCAGCAGGATATAATTGACCTTGAATAGTGTGTCTATATCCGCCTACATTAGTTAAGTTAAAAGCGGTTAATACATTTTTTACTTTATTATTAAGATTTGCTGATGGTCTCATCAGAGTGACCATCGCATTTAGAGATTTGTATGAAGCGTTTAATTGTAAAGTCTGTTTGCCAGTTTGTGCTGCGACAGAATTTATTATTGTTCCGGCGGACTGACCTATGAAAGCAGTAGGAGAAGAACTTATCTGTTGGCTATATTGAGCCATAATTTGTTCGTCAAGAATGGTATATACAGGAGCATAATATCTAACTTCATCTAATGAATATGTATTAACTGCTAAATCAGCATTCTGGGCGATAAGAGCTTGGACCCCAGAAGCTAATGTGATTTGTATAGTTATTTGAGGTAATCCCATAGGGAGTGCTTTGTGATAATAACTGTTTAAGAAAGCACAATTTAATTTTACGCAAAAATGGCTAGAAGCACCTTCACCTACTCCGTGCCCTTGGCTTACGGCTTCTAATGCGGGGGCTCCACCGCCGTAAACGGCTTGAGAAAAAGTTAAATCATTTATTGAAGAATTCCAATCTTGTTCCATTAAATGATAAATATTATATCTATCTATTGTTTCAACAATTGAACTACCAGCTACAGCTATTTCTAATTTATCAATTACACATGCTGCATTACCATCTAATTTAATTCCAGCATCTGCGGCAGATGTAGAATTATTAGTTAGTTTAAAATATAAATATGATTTAGATGTATCTATAAAACCATCAGCTGAAACTGGTATTAAAATTTTATTATTTGAGCCAGAATTGTAAGAACTATTAGTAGCATCAAAGCGGCTTAATCTTGTTCTCGAAGGTATCGAATCTGAACCGGTAATACTATAGAGCATAGAAGTCGGGAGGCTATTCTGTAAAGACATATTTATATTAATATATTAGAAAATAATTTTGAAATTTTAATATTATAACTTATTATATAAATAATGAAAATTATTGATAATTTAAAATTAAAAAATTTTGATTTAGTTAAGCAAAATGTTGATGATTTATCAAATTTGCCTTATATACCCACACCGCCTTTAGAACCTATTAACATGCTTTTCTTCTTTGTTGGAGCATCTGGAACTGGTAAAACTTCATTGGTATTAAAATTATTATGTAGTCATCCTACAAAAAAGCATCCTGAAAAAAGTCGTGCATATTATAAATTATTTGACAAAATATATTTAATATCTGCATCTTTACAAAGTTTGCCACTAGATAAATTAAATTTAAATGAAGATAGAATATTTAATAAATATAGTGATGAATTAATGAAAAATATTATTGAAACAGAGCAAGA